TATCGAAGGAGATTTCAAAACTAACGAATGGCATTTCTCAAAACAATATTAAGATTAACGGATTACAAAAGCAAATCCGAAATCTTGAACATGAAATTCAAGTTCTTACCGAGAACCTTGCAAACAGAAATACTGAACATGGAAAGTTAGAATCCTTCAAAGACAATCTAAAAACTACATACGACGACCTCGCTTCTAAAAAAGACACCATCAACTATTACGATTTTTCATATAGTTTGCTTAAAGACGGTGGAGTAAAATCCAAAATCATTAAGAAGTATCTACCGCTGATAAATCAGCAAGTTAACCGTTATCTTCAGATGATGGATTTCTATATTAACTTCACTCTTGATGAGGAGTTTAACGAAACCGTCCAGTCGCCAATTCACGAAGATTTTTCTTATGCTTCTTTTAGTGAAGGAGAAAAAATGAGAATTGACCTCGCACTACTCTTTACTTGGAGAGAAGTTGCAAGAATGAAAAACTCAGTCAACACCAACCTTCTTATTATGGATGAAGTGTTTGATAGTTCTCTTGATGGATTTGGAACTGAAGAATTTTTGAAAATCATTCGTTATGTTATTAAAGATGCAAATATTTTTGTCATTTCTCACAAGACGGGACTAGAAGATAGATTCGAGAGTGTTATTAAATTTGAAAAAGTAAAAGGATTTAGTAGGATCGTTGTATGATTGGAATCGTTGGAAATGGTTTTGTTGGCAATGCAGTGTATCAAAATCTAAGGGATAAAGTTTCCTGTAAAGTCTTTGATGTAGATAAAAATAAATCTCTTAATACTTTAGAAGAAGTATTGCGACAAAAATTTATTTTTGTTTGCTTACCTACTCCTATGAGGTCAACTGGAGAGTGTGACACTTTCATTCTAGAAAAGTTTTTTTCAAATCTCCCTTCCTTCATTGAAGGGACATTTGTTATTAAATCTACAGTTCCTATCGGCACAACAAAGAAGTTTGCACAAAAATATAATGTTATTCACAATCCAGAATTTCTTACTGCGCGAAATGCCGTAGAGGATTTTAGAAATTCTGAAAGAAATGTGGTTGGCGGAAATCGAAATCTATGTAATCAATTCGTCGAATTCTTTAGTGAAATTTTTCCAACGATTCCGAGTGTAATCACTACTTCTGACGAAAGTGAGGCAATAAAATATTTTGCAAATAGTTTTCTTGCCTGCAAAGTTGCATACTTCAATAAAATGTATGACCTTTGCCAATCAGTTGGAATGAATTATGAAACTGTCTGTTCAGGTGTAACCTCAGACAGTAGAATTGGAACATCACATACTCAAGTTCCTGGTATTGATAATGATCGTGGTTTTGGTGGAACTTGTTTCCCCAAAGATTTAAATTCTCTTATAAATCAGATGGAGGCGCACGGTATCGACGCTGGTATGCTAAAATCTGTATGGTCTTACAATCAGCAAATTCGCACGGTCATCGATTGGTCCGTAACCTAAAATGAACACTCCAAATTGGCAGCATCATTCTAAGAAACAACAAAAACGAAAATTAAAACCGCAAGCACTTCGACAAGCAAAAGCGCGAAGGCAAGCATTCAAGAAGCGTCTTAATTCTATAGACGCTTCTTTTTTTATAAATAACTAAAAAAGTATTTGTAACAAATGGAACCAAAAGAATTAGTTGGACTTTATGAAGCCTATCAACAGGTTTATGAACCTCAAGAACTGACCGAGGAAGTAGAAATTGCTACTGAATATTTCTATGAAATGGGTTTAAATGAGAATGGAATTGATATTCTTATTGAAGAACTTGGAGAAGAAGAATTTGTTAATTGGGTATATGATATTTCTGAAGAATATACTCTGAGTGAGGCGAGAGCAGGTGGAGTAAGAGTAGAACCAGTAACAAAAACTGGCAAGTCAATTGGATCTCTGAAAGGTGGTGCTAGAACTTCTGCTATTAGATCTAGACAAAAAGAAAAGGCAGCAAGAAAGGAAGCAGAAACATCTGCATCAGCAGCAAAACCATCAGGAATGGCCGCTGCTCTTAGAAGTCAAGCAGCATATTCTGCTACTCAAAAACAAACACCTACTAAGAAACAAACATCATCTCCGCAGCAAACTAAAAAAGGCATTGGTGGATTGATTGGATCTATTGTACAAAGAGCAAAACAAGATACTGAACTTCTTGGTAAATCAATTCAGACTGCAAGAGATGTTGCATCACGTAGAGGTGCTGAAGTTGCGGCGGGTTATGGTGCATTAAGAGCAAAAGGCAGAGAAGCAGAAAAATCTGCAGCAGCAACCAGAGCAAGAAGAGTTGCAACTGTTGCAACTGGTAGAGCAGCACAGGCAGCTGGAAGAACTGCTATTAAGGCAGCGGGCGCTGCAGGTGCTGCTGCAGGAGCTGGAGTTACTGCCAGAAGAGGGGGAGCAACGCCAGCACAAACTGCTGGTAGAGTTGCGGGAACTTTTGTTCGCAAAATGACTAGAGAAGAATATAATTATATTCTTGAGCATCTTCTTGATGAGGGGTATGCAAATAGCATTGAAAATGCCGAAAAGATTGTAATGAACATGAGTGAAGAGTGGAGAAATTCTATTCTTGAAGATTGAGTCCACTTTTTTAACTGTCCACTTGGAGGTCTTCGGACCTCCTTTTTTTGTATAATTGATTTGTAATAAAAAAATCTTATGGCAGTCTCTCACGAAATCAAATCCCAACTTGCTAAACTGCTTGCCACTGAAGACTTGGTAGTTGAGCATAAAAAAGTTTCTACTGCCAGTTTCAATGTCCATACTCGTGTTCTTACCTTGCCAATGTGGAATGCGAGCAATACAGTGGTGGACCTTTTGATTGCACACGAATGTGGTCATAGCATTTTTACCCCAGATGAAGATTGGACTGAGACTGTAAAGGTCCCTCAACAGTTTGTGAATGTAGTTGAGGATGCTCGCATTGAAAAACTGATGAAACGTAAGTATGCTGGACTTGCAAAGACTTTTTTCAATGGATATAAGGAACTGAACGAAGAAGATTTCTTTCAACTTGGAGATGAAGATATTTCTACTTTCAATCTTGCAGATCGTGCAAACCTTTATTTCAAGGTTGGTAACTTTATTACTCTTGATTTCAATCCAGAGGAACAAGAAATTATCAATCTGATTGGTGCTTGTGAAAGTTTTGCAGATGCTCTAATTGCTGCTGAGGAGCTTTACAAGTACTGTAAGAAAGAAAAAGAACAACAGCAGAAAGTCTCTGACTTTGATTCTCATGAAACTCAAGGGAACTCTCAGTCTCCTGCAAGTGATTTTGTGGAGACTAATGACTCCTCTTCTGATCAAGAAGGAGAGAGTGATAACTCTTCTGAAAAAGAGTCTTCTGAATCCTATGGTGGAACTGCTCAGGGTGATGAAACTCATGTAAAGTCTTCTACAGTTGAAGAAGAACCTGAGGTTCGTACTGCAGAATCTCTGGAAGATAAGATTCGTGACCTAGTTGGTAATGATGAATATGAGAATACTTACATTGAAGTTCCTCAAGTGAATTTAGACACGATTATTGGTAAGAACTCTGAGGTTCATAAAGATATTGATGATTCATTTAATCACCAACAGAAATTGCATAATGAGTGTGCTAAAGATAAAGGATTTACTCCCACAAATCTTTATAAAGAATCTGATATTGATTTTAAAAAGTTCAAGTCCTCTGCTCAAAAAGAAGTTAACTATCTGGTAAAAGAATTTGAATGTCGTAAGGCAGCAGACCAATATGCTCGTGCATCAACCGCTCGCACCGGAGTTCTTGATACAACTCGTCTTCATACTTACAAATATAATGAAGACCTCTTTAAAAAGGTTTCTGTGATTCCTGATGGAAAAAATCATGGTCTAGTGTTTGTACTGGACTGGAGTGGTTCTATGTGTGATGTGATGCTTGATACTTGCAAGCAATTATTCAATCTTGTTTGGTTCTGTAAGAAAGTCTCTATTCCTTTTGAGGTTTATGCTTTCACAAATGAATGGCGTCGTGGCGAATATGATTATGAAAATGATCGTTATCTTGCCGCAGATCGCACTCCCCATTATCAAAAGAAAGACGGACTTATGGTTGTAGATGAAACATTTGCTATGATGAATATTCTTACTAGCAAAGTTTCTGGTAGCATACTTGAGCATCAAATGCTTAACATTTGGCGTCTTGCTTATTGTTTTGGTAGGACTTATAGTTCTCCTTATACTTACTCCAATCGTCTTGGACTTTCTGGAACTCCTTTGAATGAAGCACTCATTACTCTTCATCAAATTCTTCCTAAGTTTCAGAAAGAAAACAAACTTCAAAAAGTTCAGTGTATTGTTCTGACTGATGGTGAAGCAAATCAACTCGTTCATCATAAAGAAGTCAAACGCCAGTGGGAAAAGAATCCATTCCTTGGAACTGGATACATTAATCCAATGAGCACATTTCTTCGCGATCGTAAGTTGGGAACTACCTATAAAATTGGATATGGGTATCATGAATTTACTGATGTTCTTCTCAGGAATCTGAAGGATAAATTTTCTTCTATGAACTTTATTGGTATTCGTGTACTTGAAAGTCGCAACTTTAGTCGGTTTGTTCAAATGTATCATTCACAACTTGACAAACAGTATGAAAAAATTCAAAGTGATTGGAAAAAAGTGAAGAGTTTTACTATCACAAAGTCTGGTTATGATGCGTACTTTGGAATGTCTGCGACAGCACTATCTCAGGATACTGAGTTTGAAGTTGCTGAAGATGCAACCAAGTCTCAAATCAAATCTGCATTTGTAAAGTCTCTTAAGACTAAAAAACTAAATAAAAGGGTATTAGGAGAATTTATCTCTTTAGTTGCATGAGAACATACAAAGAGTTTATTAATGAATCTGGTGATTGGTGGCATCCAGACCCCAAAAAAGATGCCGCTATTAGTGGACCGGGAAATAAAATGAGATCCCGTGAAAACCGTGGTCAAGATATCTCAGCGCAAACAAAACCAGATTATAGTAATCGTCTAAAACCTGGTGAGACTTACATGCAATTTGCTAAGCGTAAAGGTAAAGTTACTGTTCCATCAACAAAACCATCAATTAAAGATAGGATAAAAAGTAAACTTGGTAGTGTAATTGATAAAGTTGCTGGTATCAAATAAGCAAAGCACTGAGGACAGTTTGGAAACTGTCTATGGGGTCCTAAACGGACCCCTTTTTGTTCTATAATGACTGAGTTGAAACAAAGCAAACGAATGGCACTCTCCTCTGACTACATCCGCACTTCCCTTCAGAACCTATATGGAAACACCATCACCGGTGCTGATATTCGTGCCTGGTGTAATCTGAACGATGCTAACTATCAAACTGTAACTAAGAAACTTGATCAATTCAAAGTTGGTCGTGGTAAATGGAATCTTGAAGTGACTCAACAAAAAGTAGAAGAAATCGAACGTACTTTCCAAGCACCGTCTGTGGTTCCCCCTGTAGAGCAAAATCTTATCCCTGATAAAGATGATACCTTCGTCAAGTTTGGTAATTTTGGCGATATTTACAAAATTATCAAGTCCCATCTTTTTTACCCTACGTTCATTACGGGTCTGTCGGGTAATGGCAAAACGTTTTCTGTTGAGCAAGCGTGTGCTCAACTTAAGCGCGAATTGATTCGCGTAAACATTACAATCGAAACTGATGAGGATGATTTGATTGGTGGTTTTCGCCTTGTTAATGGTAACACTGCTTGGCACAATGGTCCTGTTATTGAGGCACTGGAGCGAGGAGCAATCCTTCTTCTTGATGAGATTGACCTTGCTTCTAACAAGATTCTGTGCCTTCAATCTATCCTTGAAGGAAAAGGTGTCTTCCTGAAAAAGATTGGTCGTTGGGTGAAACCTTCTGCTGGTTTCAACGTGATTGCCACTGCCAACACCAAAGGTAAGGGTTCTGATGATGGTCGCTTCATTGGCACCAACGTGCTCAATGAGGCATTCCTAGAACGCTTCCCCGTGACCTTTGAGCAGTCTTATCCTGCCCCTGCTACGGAGCAGAAGATCCTGGAAGGCATCGCTCTGGACCTTGGCGTGGAAGAACGTGACTTCTGCAAGCGTCTGGTGGATTGGGCAGACATCATTCGCAAGACCTTCTACGATGGTGGTATTGAAGAAATCATCAGTACACGCCGTCTGGTCCACATCATTCGTGCCTATAGCATCTTCCAAGATAAGGCAAAGGCAATTCAAGTGTGTGTGAATCGTTTTGATGACGAAACCAAGCAAGCATTCCTTGAACTGTATGACAAGGTGGATGCTGACTTTAAAATGCCTGAAGGCGAGTATGTAACTTACGACCTTGACCAACTACCTCAATCCTGATAGAATGTGAGGAGATAAAACTATCTCCTCTTTTTATTATGGATGAGCATCCTTATTCAATTAATGATTTTGAAATTATGCCTGACTTGGCTAAGTATGAGTTTTCTATTAACTCTAATGATACCATTGACATTAAAAAACAACCGTTGATTATGAACGAATCTACTAATAACTTCTGGAAATATAATGAGGATAAAATTCTAAAACAACTTGAAGAATATATTAAAGGTACATATCGACAGCATTATGTTGACCGAACTGGTGGTGGTAATGAACAAACTCTTGATAAAATCAAACACAATCGTCGTGAAGGATTTTGTGCTGGTAATGTAACCAAGTACATTGATCGTTATGATACAAAAGGAACTCCCCGAGCAGACCTTTTTAAAGTTCTTCACTATACTATTCTTCTGATTAACCATCTCAACCTTATTGAAAACAATTGATTATGAAACTCTCCGATAAAACCCTGACCTTGCTGAAAAACTTTTCTTCCATTAATCAATCAATTTTGTTTAAGGAAGGTAGTTCGCTACGGACAATTAGCGTTATGAAAAACATTCTTGCTGAGGCAACGATTGAAGAAGAATTGCCTAAGGATTTTGGCATCTATGATCTGAACCAGTTTTTGAATGGACTTAATCTTCATCAGAATGCAGATCTTGATTTTCAAAATGAAGGTTATGTTGTAATTAAGGAAGGAAAATCACGATCCAAGTATTTTTTTGCAGATCCAAATGTAATTATTATTCCTCCAGACAAGTCCATCTCTCTTCCTTCTGAGGATGTTTGTTTCATTCTAGATACTAAAGAATTGGATAAACTCCTTAAAGCTTCTGTAGTTTATCAACTTCCCGATCTGTCTGTTGTTGGTGAAGCAGGTGTAGTGAAACTGGTTGTTCGTGATAAAAAGAACGATACATCCAACGACTTCTCTGTTGTCGTTGGTGAGACTGATGAAGTATTCACCTTTAATTTTAAAGTGGAAAATCTTAAAATTTTGCCAGGAACTTACGAAGTAGTTATCTCTCAGAAACTTCTTTCTAGGTTTAAGAATACTGGTTTTGATGTTACATACTATGTCGCGTTGGAACCTGACAGTACCTTTGGGTAATTGTCATTTGAGAAAGTTCTTATTGATAAATAATATTAGTTAGAACTTTCTCAAATGTATTGTTTAGAATGTAACTCTCCTCTTAAAAAAAGACAAACAAAATTTTGTTCTCGTAAATGTATGAATGTTTATAATGCTCGTATATTTAAAGAGCAACATAAAGAAGATAATCCAGAAAAGTGGAGAGTTTGTGATGTATGTAATGAAGAAAAAAACATATGGCAATTTTCTTTATTAGACAAAACAAGAAAGACAACAACAGAAAGAAAAACAATTTGTAAAAATTGCTCTGCTGCACTTAATGAAAAAGAAAGAAGAAATAGAGATTGGAAATATAATGCTTGCAAAGTTTTATTGAGTAATGCAAAACAAAGAGCAAAAAAATCAAACATAGAGTTTACTCTCACAAAAGATGATATTAATATTCCAGATACTTGCCCAGTATTTGGATTTCCCCTAAAAAGAGAAGAAAGAGAAACTTGGATGTATGCTCCAAGTATTGATAGAATTGACAATACAAAAGGATATATTAAAGAAAATATTATTATCGTCAGTAGAAGAGCAAACATCCTAAAAAAGGATGCTACAATTGAAGAGTTGAGAAAACTTGCAGATTATTATGAACATTTTTGTGACGCATAAATTTCCGGCAGAAAGTGCAATAGTACTTCCGGACAAATTAATAGTGAAGATGCCTGTTGAAGCTTGTCAGATGCTTTCTATCGTGGCATCAGAGAAGTGGGGGCATGGATACGGAACTCTCCCTAAGGCAGACGGAACCCCCTATAAGACCGAAAAAGGAGCATTCCGCAATCATCCCTGCACCAAGTGGGCACTGGAGAGTATCCACAATGCCTACTGGTTAATCAAGTGGGGATTGAACTTGTCCGATGAATACTGCCTGCGGTATAATAAAACTCACTCCTG